GCACTAACTCCAATTACCGTACCAATACCGTGACTAGCCCCAGTCTGAGTAACAGTAAACTGATCACCAATAGCGTAACCAGTTCCACCAGAAGCAACAGTAAAGGTACTAATAGCCGTAAGATCTTTGAAACCTACGAAGCCAGCTTGAGGTGGCGGCGACTGACCGAAGTACAACTGCATAGCAAGGTACTCTGGATCAGTATTCGCGAAACCATCAGCTAGCATCGCCGTTGACCAAGTTCCTTGAAGATACTTTCTAACTCTTGAGTTAGGGCCATAGCTCGGAATCGCACCTGTCTTTGATCCGATAACCAGACCAGTATTGAATGAAGGTGCCGCAACTTGAGGCGCAGAAGTAACTACGGTCACATCCGCAATGATACTCAAGGGCAGTGGCTGTGTAGACATAATCAAGACTCCTTACTTCATCTGTTAGTCCGGTGCAGTGACCGTGTAGTCCGCAATCATACCGTCTTTAGTGTAAACCTGTATCTCGACAGATTTGACCGAACCAACGGAAAGGATCTCGGTTACTTGCTCGTTCAACTCAACTTCTAAATCAACACGTTCCCACCATTGACCTTGAAAATTTTCTGGTACACGTTCAGGCTCATGGATTGAAGGATTAATATAAAGATTCTTCTCAGCCAAGAGACCATCAATAAACGGTACCTTGATCAGAGCAGACTGCACGGCCTTAGCGTTATTGAGACTATTAGGACCATAAAAAATCCATATAGTCTTCCAAGACCGAGTAAATACGTCTTTTCCAACCATGTCAATAGGACTACCGTACCTGCTGCTACCCCACTCGTCTAGACCCCAACCTATAGATATATCCTTAACCAACTGATTATCCCTTAGCCTAGAATAATCAGTATCTATCGGCTCTGCTCTAATATAAGTTACATCATCTGTAATGTTATTAAAAGGCTGGCCTTCTGTTCCCCATCCTATTCTTACCCAGGACCATACATTCGGATCATTAAGATCCAAACCAAGCATGACAGCTGTGGCGTATTGAAACGCAGTCTCAAGTTCCTTAGGTGTCAAAGCAGTAGACTGCATCTGGCTACCATCAGGATAGTAGATTGTGCGTGCCATTAGTTACCTGCCATTCTTACAGCGAAAGCTTTCCAGTACTTACGGTTAGGGTATGGAAATACATTCATAACTCTCCAACGGAGATAACTCCAAAGGAGAATGTCACTAACCTTTTGAACACCAAAGTCAGTGGGATCAGTGTCTACCTCAGTAACATAGATCCTTGGTACTGTATGAAAGACCATGGTACCAGTGATCCTATCAGCTTCAGGAATCATTTCAAGATCCTGAGGTCGAGCTACTGAAACCACACCTTGAGCTTTAATGTCAGTAAAGACAGTGACCCAACCACCGAGTTCGAAGGTACCAGTAGACCGTCGGATCATGAAATCTTCCGTCAGTACCCCATCATCTATTACAAATGATAGGTCATCTACCTCACTCATGTGATCTTCTCCATCCTACCTGGCTTATCATTCGGATCCTTATAATCTACTAGTTGATAAGTAATCGCATTCTTCATAGCTGCAGTATAAACACCCGGCTTATCGAAGCCCTTATGAGCCACAGTAGCTGGAGCATTACGAGGCCAGTCACTAGCTTCAAAATAGTCTCGAAGAGCTTTAGCAGCAAAGCTACCTGTTTTCTTTAAGATATTAATAGACCGAGCCTCATCACCATCAAGTAGAGCCTTAGTAGACTCACCCAGTAACTGAGCAATTTTCTTTTTATTACCAGCATCATCTAAAAGAACTGTCTTAAACAGAGGTCGAGGAGGTTGCTTACGTAGAGGAGACCCCCTCTCAAAAATTGAAAGAAGATAAGCGTTACTTAAAGTAGTACCCGATTTAGCACTAAGTAACCTCTGCTTCATCTGTTGACTTTTCTTATTAGGACTAGTAAACCTAGAAGCTCTTTTCGAAATAGCTTGCCGGCGTCGTAAAGCTGTTGGGGTATCTCCAGGGATACCTACAAATAGATGCTTCCCGCCAATGTGCTTAACGTTGAACATTAAGTTAGCTAAGTTACTCTTCTTGATTACCTCAAGAGGAATCGTGTCTCTCTTTGGAGGTGGAGTCTTACTCTTTTCTAACCTGATTCTCTCAGCCTCAACCGCACGGTACTCTTTACGAGCTTTCATCGCTCGCCAGTACTCAAGATCGTATCGATTCATTAAGGTACCCAGATAGCTCCAGCGATTCCACGAGCCATAGTCATAAACAACTCACCATATTGAGTCTCGGCCCAGGCTCCAAATTGATCGTAGCCATCTAAATTAATTGTCTTAAACGTTGCACTGACATCTCCAGCGGCTCGATGAGTAATGATACCCTTTGTCAAACCAGAAGAAGCAGCTTGTGAAGCCGTTAAATTAGGATCACCAGATTCAGCCCGCATATACAGAGTGCAATAATGAGCTATAAAGTTACACATCTGCATAAACCAAGCTTCATGGTATCTATCATACATGACACTTGCTTGAGCAAGCTCAGTGTAGCTCAACATAGCTATGATTGGCATCAAAGGAGCCTGATAGACCGTCAGCGTAGTATCGTCACCAAGTACTGGACTAGAAATTGTAATAGTCTTAGCCACAGTATCAATAGCAGTGATCACTGAGTCCCTCATCACTGAATTCAGGTTAACCACCAGTTGGCCAATAGCTAGACCAGTCACATTAGTGAAGCCGCTAATAAGTGACGAATCTTCAGTTAAAGTAAGACCAGTGTAATTAGTCGGTGGACCAGTAAATTTAGGAATGATCTGTATAAAATCTGTAACTGAGAACGGCGGGTTTCCAGAGAAGACCATACCAGATGCTCCACCATAGTATAGGCAAGTAAGAGCTCCGAGGTCGATACCTGCCGTACCGTAGAGCATGTCATAGAAGCCTACTATATCTGGAAACCCGTACATATCTCCCCCCTTACTTTTTAACGCCGGTGGGGCTTGGGCTTGGTGGTCTTGTGGGTTGGCTTGCTGGGTTTACGGGTGGCTTGATGGGGGTGGGGGTGGGCTTTACTGGTGGTTTTTTTTCCTCTTCCTCGTCCTTACCTTCTTCATCCTCATCCTCATCCTTATCCTCATCCTCTGCTGATTCAGCTTTCGGGATACTGGATCTCGGATGTTCACTTTCACCTTTACCAAGAGCCTCAGGATCAGGTTGAACTCCAGGTTCATGAGCCTTCTTATCTGGACTCTGAGCCTCAGGAGTATCAGGTGCACCCTTCTTCAAGATGGTAATGGCACCAGCCTTGACGAAAACCTTAAAAAGTGGATGATCTTGCACATCGTCAGGAACTTTGACCGCCTGTCCAGCTGGCACAAACACCAAACCCTGCTTGTCATCACGAAGATCTGAAAAGGTACTCGTGTGCAAGTTAAGGTTTCTATCTGCCTTGATTACGAGCATCGTATCCTCCAATTCGAGTAAAAAGACGCGGCCCCTGTGCCTAGTCAAGGGCCGCGCAATCTCACCCAGGACAGTAGTTAGCAACCGTAGAAGAGACCGACCGTTTGAGGCCGATTAATCTTCACGACGCCGATGTTTGCGAGGTAAAGGAACTCAAAGCACCCTGACACGATCGATGGAGGCGCCCCGAAACGAGTGAGCTCTTGAGGGATACCAAGACTGAGACAATCCTTATCATACTTGTAAGCGATGATCTCATTGGTAGGCCCAGGACCCTGAGAATCTAACCACACTGGTAGTGGATAGAACTCAGGTTCGATTCCGAAGGCTGAACCAAGATAGTTTTTCTTCACATAATCTTGAATTGAAGCGTAGCCACTTGGTCCACCGACGATCGCCATCGGTTGAGTGAGTTGGATATAGTTGCTTGGTGGAATTAGGAACCGATCCGGCATCGCACCTGGAGCATTTCCGCTTGCGTTCCAGATAGTTAAGGCCATGAAGTTGAAGTCACCGAGGATGTTGACTGCAGTCTTATTAGCCCAGAGCACTGAAGAACCTGTGCCTGTAGCCGGCAACGCCGTTCCAGACAAAGCAGGATTGTTAACAAGACCGTAGATACCGGCATAACCTTTATAGGCACGATTATCCAGAGTCTTTGAGTAATCGACACGAACGCCCTTGTCCAAGAGGTCCTGCGGACTGCGCCCTACCTGAGCCATGCGAAGAGACTCAACGATCGGAATCCTTACACGAACCTGATAAGGAAACACCGGCCAGATGTCCTGGTTGACGTTGTATTCGATCACTCGGCTATCGTTGCTCTGTGAACCTGCAGAATTATCCTGTGGTCCACGGAAATCAACGTTGTGAGCGATATGGTTCATGATCCAGCCGCCACCACGATCAATCGGAAGATCCCGAAGATAAGTATAATTCTCAAGTGGCAAACGTACTACTGGATCAAGTTTCGCGAGCTCTGCCATCAGAAAAGTCTGTCCTGTTGCAGCCGCAGCAGCATCAGAAAGGACCTTCCCACTTCGCAGAGCATTCAAGTTCTGTTGATACTCTCTGGGATTCATTTTTCTGAATTGTCCTTTCTACGCAATCTGACGGGCTAGTATAGTAACCTGGGCTGTTCCGTCAGTTTCAATAAACCCAGTTTTCCACAGCAGGTTAGCATAAACGATGGAGTTAGTGCCATCAGCAACAGCCTCAAGACCACCAACCACACCATTCGGAATGGCACCATTCAAAATCTTACGAACGTAAACTGCCCCACCTGCAGTCGGTGTGCCATTCGCACAATAGACGTTGATTGTACCCTGGACCAGAGCATCACAAATTGAAGCAGGCAGGTAACTTCCTGATGGTGTCAAGACATTGTTAGTGCCCTGCACATTGTAAGTGGGGTTGATGTTGACGTTGCTCGCAGCGATTCCAATCGGAACAGTAGCTGTAAAAGCAGCTGCACCACTGGTTGCAATGAATTGCTTGACGCTGGAGTAGGTGTTGTCTGAATTAAGAACCAACGTCTCACCAAAAGCAATACTGTTGGTATCTGTCGACTTCACCTGACGCGCGGTTCGAAGGGAATAGCCCTCATTGCTGATATTCCCTACGAATCCAAGATATAGTCCCTTTACGGGAATGACAGTTGCTGGCATAGTTACTTCTTCCCTTCTTTTTCGCAGGTTTCTTGGTGACGCTTCATGCCGACGCGATAGGGAACGCCGTCGAAACAGGTGCAAGTCGTCAAGACCTTGGGTTGGTTGTCGGTAGCTATTGCCGGAATACCCTCAGGAGTCTTCACTTTAGTGAAATTAAGATAAGCCCGGCCACCGACTAGATTGAGTGAACAAACAGCACCATTGTAGCTATCTATCATAGCCTGTTGCTGTATCGTTCTCCGAGATTTTGGAATGGCCAAATAAGAAGCAACAACCGGTTTTGAGATCTTAATAAAGTTGCGAACAGAATCGTTCGCCGCTTTCAAGACACTCTTGCCGAGGTTATCGATCTTGTGTGTTTTCTCGTAACTCTCGGTATCGTCAGCTGCGTCATCATCGTCAGCTGCATGTTTGTCGTCGTCATCGTCATCCATGGCCGCAGGCTTCTTGATGGCGTCGTCTTCTGCAACGTGATCTTTTCCATCATCATCGTCCGCTGCATGCTTATCATCGTCATCGTCATCTTTGACGGCTTTCAACGAAGCCAAGCCCTTATCATCAGCGGCTGTCTCACCCTCTTCAAGTTCTTCCCCATGAGGCTTTCTGTCCGCTGCGTGAGCTGGCTCCTTTTCTTCCTCACCGAGGAATCGATTGAGTGACTTTCTAAGGCCACCCACACTCGACTCATCAGCAGCTACTCTAGCATCCATGAAACGATCTAGAGCAGCATGTGCGGCCACACGATAAGGGTCAGCCGGAGTAACCGGCACCGCCCCATCAGCAGCAGGTGAAATCTTCACCTTAGCTCCATGTCCATTCAAAGCCGTGGTGAGCTCATTGAGATCTTCCGGGCTGGCTTCTGCTACATATTCCTTCAGTCCCCTCCCGAAAATCCGATCCATTATGCTCATTTTGATACCTTCCTTCGGTTTGATTTCGGGCGGGGCCGAATCTCGAATAGCGATCCGACTTCCAGCCCTGCCTTTTTCAACCACAGCCACGTGATTCCCACGGATGTGGCTCATTACAAGCGCCCCATCAGCTAGGCGCTTGAGCTTCAAAGTGTAACCGCAACTCACGTCACGGATACCACCTTCAGGATCCCCAGCTGGCCTGATCTTCTGAATTAACTGTGGATTCTTTATTATAAGATCCCCTTGTAAAGTAATCAATCCACCAAAGTCAGGTCCTTGCTTAACGTTCTGAACATGGCCACAATTTACATCATTGTCGTTGTCGACAGTAACCACGTTGCCTTCAGCCTCAGGATGAGTATCAGTAACAGTCTTACCTTCAAACGAGGCTACAGTATCCTTGTCAAGGACCTCTTCCTTAGGTCGCATCACAAGATACTTCTTACCAGGATCGAGGTTCCAAGTAGACTGGTAACCTGGAAAACCCTCAAGTTCACTGCCAAGATAATCTTGTGTACCACTACGACAAATGGGTACGTTTTTACAAATAAGATACCCTTCAGTCGTCATCTCCATGTTGGGACTAAGGATAAGACCATAGTATCGTGAGATCTTGGCCATATTACCTCTTTAATCTTTGCAAGCGACTCCCTGCCGGGTCCCCCACAGGAGCGTTGTAAGACGCTGGGCGGTGAGTTCCCTAACTGCCCTACCTGCTTACACAGATACGTCGCCTACTTCGATTTGCCAGCCTTACTGAAAGCAATAGCAGTAGCTTGTTCCTGAGACTTACCGTGATGCATCTCAGTTCGAATATTCTCACCAATTGTTTCACTACTTGATCCTTCTTTAAGAGGATCAGTAGCTGCTGCATCCAGAGAAGGTACCTGGTACGGTGGACCGAACGGAGTCATCGTAAGTGGAGAATCCGTGATCGGTACATGACAAGAAGAAGCTGGATCTTCAGGAGTCATATTGAACACTGGTCCAGAAGAAAATGCACTGTATCCTCGATTCAGTGGGCTCACTTCTTACCACCTTTCTTCTCAGGTACCCCTTCCGGGGACTGATAAGCTGAGAGACCGAGACCAGCAGCGGGACTAATAACAGCACCACTATTGCCCCCACCAGTACCACTTGCCGGACTGAGGTTGCTGATCTTGCCTTCGGAATCGTTGCATCCTTTATGGGGAAGCTCCTTAAGAATGCTTTTTCCAAGTTCCATAGTTACCTCATGATCTGCAGAAACTGTTGACGTGTCATCTGAATAATTGAACCCATCCAATAGACTTTGATTCTTGAGTAAATCACTCTGAATAAAGTTTCCACTGAAAGAACTGGAACCGCGTTACACCGACAGTTTGGACAGTTCCCAGGAGCATAATACCCTAAGATACTTGGTAACCCTATCAGAGCCTCAGGAGAAGGAAGATCATCCCAGAAAACTACTACCTCATCCATCTTCTGGTGAGAAGGTCTAACTGATGTATCTCCTGCTGTTCTCCAGATAAAACACTGAATAGTTAGATCAGCTGATCTAGCCTCAGTAAGAGCTGAATTAATTCGATGAGGATCAGTCTGAGCTACAAGGTTAATCTTCTTAACTAACTGAGAGTAAAAAGACCGGCCAACTAATTCAATAACTTCATTCTCACCCTCTCCAGCCGACCGGGCTCGCTTAACTTGACTAACTAAATCATCCGATAATTTAGTAGGAATAATGCTAATATAAGAAGTACTCTCAAGTATCTGTTCATACATCACCCGACCAATAGAACCTCGACGAGTTTCATGAAGATAAGGAAGTACCTTAGCTCCTCCAGTAACTTCTTTAGTTACTCCACGCCAACCAAATACATTGTGGATATTCAGATCACGAACTAATCTCATAGCTATTCGTTGAGCCTCAGCTTGAAAAGCTCGATCAAAGCTAACTGCTGAGAGCCTCCCTAACCAACCATCAATACCAGAATCATCTACTTGTAAAGGTACCTGACTCATTATAAGCCCATGAATAGCTCGACGGTAACCTGCCTCAAACCTAAGAGGCACGAGAAACGGAGACATAGGCTTTGCTAATCGGGGCATAATGGTCTCCCGTCTCTAACCAATCCACAAACTCGTCCATCGTCAAACCAGTAATATCTATAAAGATCCTGTGACTATAGTTGTGGCCAGCCATATAATCAGCTAATGCTTCATCTTCGGAGTTGTATCCGAGCATGCACTTATGCTCGTCGAATCTTGATCGTTTATTAATCTGGCTTTGATCAACAACCCACACAAGATGGCTGCTAAGATGATCACTGATGTAACAATCCATTTCATCGTGATCAGCACCCAGATAACCATTAATATACCCATAGTCAGCAGGAGTGATATTGAGCCAGCCTTTACCAGAACGAAGTGTTCCTTTGGGGTGTTCAACATAGCACGTCAATGGACCTACCTTTCTATAAGGATCAGGCATGACTATTGAACTAACTGGAGGTAACTCAAACATCTAGCCTCCTTTACCAATTAACAAGTGTCACGGTGATGTCGCCAACGGTGAAACCAGCTACGTAGCCGTTGTAAGCATTTCTAAACTGAAGAACGTCTCCCGTCTCTGTTTAACATCCGCTTACATTCGTTATGATCCCACCGCTAAAAGGTAATTTCAACATCCAGTTACGTTTGTGATGATTCCACCAGAAATTGTTAAAACACATGATCCGGCAGTTTTAGTTCCTGTAAATCCAGCAACTCCGCCCACGCTGAAACTGGACGCATTTAAAGGTACGGAGAAATTTGCACTGGAGCCGCTCAACTGTTCCCAGATAGTTGCGCCCAGATTAGTTAAACGACCGGTGTAAAGTGTACCACCACCATTGACCATTCCAATGCCGCTGCTGAATCCATCCGCTGCTAGGAATCCAATTCCTTGAAATCCACTGGAATGTTTGATTCCTCCCATAGCCATGATGGTACCGTCAAAGTTCGTGAAGACTGGCGAGCCACCAAGATTGGTAGTCATGAAATCACCAACCAAATTGGTAACAACAGGATTGGTGCCTACAACAGGAATATAGGATGGTCTTGAACTTGGAGTCGGATTGAGCAATCGAAAGGATTGACTGTAAGGCAGCGTTATACCTCCCAGCGGTTGACCCGTAACAACAAGAGGCTCGATATCCGAGTTAAGTATGGTCACCGATTCAATGTTGCTAGGAATGTATACAAGTTCCGGTTCATTGGGTCCGGTGGGGTGACTGTATGGAATAGGCCATCCGGGAAATGATCCAGTCGGATCATTCTGATTGACCTGCATCCGGCCCCAAAAATGTATGAGATTCTCAGCCTGAGTACCCAGTGCAGTCACCGATACTCCACTTGATGTACCACCAGCTAAAAGAGAAATGTAGATGTTTCCTATACCGGCGTTTCCTGAGCAACAACCAGCGGAAAGAGTAGAATTAAGCTGCAGACCACCGCCTCCATAAGCGTACAGATTATTCGAGTTCCATAATACTGAATTGATTAAAGTAAATGCGTAGTGATTGCCATCCGTTCCCCATACGAATAGATTATCCCAGTATGCATTTTGAATACCCCAGAATGGGTCAACGGCATAACCATTAAAGCCGTGTCCCGATTGCCAAAAGGCTAGAGTAGGATCAAACACAATACCTAATCTGTCGAAATTTACGCCATGTCCATTTACCGTTGTTCTGACAGCATCGGTATTCGGTTTCATCATCTGAAGTACTGAACCAACAAGATAAGGCGGAACAGTAAGATTCTCGCCCCCATCATTCTCCGTTGCATTGATGTTTGCTCCAGAGAAACGAATCGGACAACCAATGGTCACACCCTGAATTCCGTAATATGCCGGTGGAAAGAATACATTTCCGTCATTGGCGCAAGCCGCTGTGATGGCTGATTGGATTGCCGCTGTATCGTCTGTTGCAACTGTAGCCTTGCCAGTTGATACGGATGTAGTCGCCACTGTCGCAAGAGTCATTGTTGTCGCACTGACATACGTTGCCGAAGACATAACCGGCAATGGGAACAGCGTAGTAGACACTATTACACTACCTGAACAAGTTGCTGTGCCATTGCTTAAAGTTGCCAATGTAGGTGCCGATGTGTAACCACTTCCCATTGTATTGGGCTTGAAGTACAGATGTTCACCACCGGCAACAGCATTGGTGCCTGTCAGAAATAGTGTGGCCGAAGCCGCAACACCCCCGGATGGTGACGCAAACGTTACAGTACAGCTATCCCTGATGTTGCCGGTAAATGTGCCACCGGAAACATAGCTGCCAATGGGAATAGCCTTTGGACCCATTGCCACAACAGCCAGATTCATATGCGAGTTGAAATTGGCACCCGAACACGTCAAGGTGCTACTTCCTGCCGTGATCGAACAATCTGCGCGGGATTGAGCGTCACCAACAGCCCCATATGCCTGTACGTTGTAAACCTGACCACCTTTGTCTGAAATCGGCCCTACCGGAACCGTGATAGGTATGCAGGTGTCGTCCCGCCAGTTGTACACCATGCCATGCGCATAACAATTATCGGGCCAGCGAATGTTGGTGTGAGGGTTGACCTGAGCGTTCGCGGTGCCCGCCGCGATGGCCAGCAGGCAGATGAGCTTAGCAAAACGCATCGATGATGTCCCCGCTTTCTGCCGTGAAGTTCAAGGTGATCGTGGTTCCCGAGGCCGTCCAGCTTAGGAACGGGGCGGGCTGTCCCTCGCGCAGCAGGATGCCGTTGTAAGCCACCGCCACCGGGGGCCGGAGCGAAGTGAAGACGCTGCCCGGAATAGCTCCAGCACAAGCAACATACTCCAAAGCTATAGGAATTGTCCCAGCTACTGTATCAATCGCAATAAAGTTTCCATTCACATCATCAGTCCAGCCTGTTGCACCTTCTGGCGGAAGCACCAAAGCGAGATTAGGAGTAATAGGCCAAGGATTGCTGACTCCAATCTTAGAAGCTGGTTCTTCATGGAATACAGGAGGCTGACTCTCCACAACAAACAAGTCACGCTTCTTAGCATTTTCTGCCATAGTACCTCCTAGTAAGCTATTTCGTAGATTGAAGCATCTTGAGCCGCTTCTGACTCAGCTGCTGGTTCTTCTGGCGTAGCCTCAACCTCAGGCTCTTCTGGTCCTACCATCGTCAAGTGAACGACTCGCTTGTCTCTATCTAAGCTATCGAACCTAAACCGTGCACCTTTATCTAACAGAATCTCACGTTCATGAGCGTGCTTAGCGTCCTCATACGCCTCATTCATGTTCAATGCTTTTTGGCCCTTACTTACTTTAATGTCAAAAGTGTAACCGTCTTTACCAGCGTATTGATCAGCTACGGCTTTGTCTCTTGAGGTGGAAGTAAATCCTGGGCTGTGTATGATCTCACCAGGTTCAGCAGCCTCAATCTGATTAATAATCTCATCAGCTGTAGTGCCCTTACGAACTCCGCGAAAGAGGGAGCCATTTTTCTGTATAGTCGAGCCTTGAATAGTATTAGACAGAGCCCGAGAAATAGCCTGGGTACGTGGATCAAGTGAATCTTCAGTACCCTTAATGATCGCTTGATTAAGCGGGTGCGCGATATTCGGCTCTTGCCCATAGGCCTTGACAGCCCGTACCAGGTGATCTTCGATCGGTTCATCTGACTTAATGTCCTCGTGCTCCAGGTTGTACTTAGATACTTGACCAGGTAACCTAGACTCTACTTCAGGATCATTCCTCCATTCTGTTTCAGGCTCAGGTGGCGGCTCAAGCTCTGGCTCAGGCTCAGGCTCAGGCTCAAGCTCTGGCTCAGGCTCAGGCTCAGGCTCAGGTTCAGCAGTTTCTGGCTCAGGTTCAGGCTCAGGCTCAGGCTCAGGTTCAGCAGTTTCTGGCTCAGGTTCAGGTTCAGGTTCAGGTTCAGGTGGAGGTAACGTATCCTCAAGTTCTTTAACATCTTTAGAGATATCTTCAAATACTTTTCCAGTTTTAGGATCTACTACATTACCTTCAGGATCAAAAGCAAGATCTCCATAGCCTTGCTGCGCCATGTAACTAACGCTGCTTTTCCATTCAGCAAGAACATTAGCAAAATCTTGAGGAGTTCTAATATATCTTTGAGTTTGCTGCTCTAAACCTAGTATCTGTGAAAGCTCAGAGATCATTCCTTGATTCTTTTGAATCTGCTTCAAGAACATAGGAAGCATCTCACCGCCTTCTCTAGCTGTAACATGAAGAGAGTCTAACTGATTCTCAAGCATACTTGTGAAACCATAGCTTTTCACCATTTCAGGATCTGTAGCTGCATCAATAGCATCTTTAATGAACTCTAATTCTTCTTTAACATACTCATCTTCTTTACCCATCGCTATTTCTTCAGGATTTAAAGAACTAAAAGACTTCATATATTTCTGACAAACTTCCCAAACTATTGCTTTAGTAGACTTTAATACCTCCTCTGCTGAAGGGACATCCTTAGGTTCCTCACCGAAAGCTTTAAAAGCCGCGTCAAGTAACTTACCTTGAGGGATACTCTGAGCGGCCACAACAGCCGCAGACTTCTTTAAGAACGCTCGACGTGAAGGATCTATGGGAGCCTCTTCCGTACCTTCAAATAGTTTCGCAAGGTTACTGAAAGCACGAGCGAAGAAGCCCGGCTTCTCGGTCGACGCAGGAGCTGCTGGAGCAGCAGTAGGTGGTGGAACGACTGGTGCGGCAGGGACAGCGACTTCTTGGGGACGGCCTGCCCAGTCTCCTGGGTCTTTTTCACGTGGATGTTCCTCAGGAATGAATGTGTAATCAACAGCTAACGCGTCTGTTGCCGAACCAGAATCAAGCATCTCTAAATGAATTGTTTTAGTACTTCTATCTATAGACTTTACTCTAAACTTAGAGTTTCTACCAAGAATTACCATCCTATTAACAGAAAAATTAAAGATAGCTGGATAAGTTCTCTCGATATTATTAGCTGATAAAGCTGACTGACCTTTCTTTAGGTCAATACGTAGCACAGTACCTTTTTCTCTCTTATAAGTAGTAGCTGTATCTTTATTAAAAGAACAGAAAGAGTAAGCTGGATTGTCTATAATATCCTCATCCTCAGCTTCAAGTAACTGTGCAGCATAATTTCCACTAATACCCCGATAAACTGTAGTGTCTCGCTTTATCTTAGAACTCTCTACGGCTAAATCAATGTTCTCTATCTTACTATCTAAAGAATCATCTCCACTTTCACCTCTTATTAAGTAATCCTGAATCTCTTTCTCACCTCTAAACAAAGAATCTAAATCATTAAACATGGACCAATCTTCAGGATCACTATAGCCTTCATCTACAATCTCAGCATCCTGACGATGTTCTTCAGTTTCCTCAAAAGAATAGTATTCCTCTTCCTCTTCTTCTTGAGCTTCTTGAGCTTCTTGAATCTTAACTTGTTCCTGTAGAGCTTTCTTCTGGGCTTTTAAAGCCTCTTCCTCAGCTTTGATCTGACCCATCTGACCTTTAACTTGCTCAATCTGCGGGCGCGCTGTTACCGGACCCCTCATGCCAAGATCTTGCCTAGCTTCCTGTCCTTTCTTATAGTTCTTAATTCTCTTAGCTGCCTTCGGACTCGGCTTACCGGTACTTTTCTTTAAGTAGGGTTTAGGACCACCATCATACCGAAACTTACCTGGTCCACCAGCATCAGTGAGTACCAGCAACACGTCATCTATTTTTGACTGGTTCACACCAACAGGAGGTAAACTAAACACTTCGCCTCCTTTGGGTTTGATAGTCAAAAAGTTTTATTCTCCTCTATTATATTATAATATTTTCCGATAACAGAAGTAAACAAAGAAATTACTTTGGTTTATCTGATTTACTACGGTGCACGACCTGAAACGCCGCACTCGCCGTAACTAACAAGCCTAGAACGATGGCTACTACTCTTGTTCTTTCATCGTATTTAGCTAAACGAATCGAGTTTTCCTGAACATGCTTCTCAATGTCATCTAGGCTCTTATTGATTGAGTTAATGTCCTCTACAGCTCGGTGAACATTAGGTTGAGCACAAGGACAGTCAGGTATCTGGAGGACAAGCATAAGTAACAGCACAGTCATCATGGTTGTTTCTCCGTGGGACACTGTTTAGTTTCCTCTGACTGAGTTCCCTTGGTTTTGCTAGTTCCCTCTAATTGAGTTCCCTTAGCTCCCTTATCCAGTGACTGTTTCTGAGTATCAACAACCACATTCTTACCAGCTACAATGATGATCAAAGGTGAGTGGTGACAACCGCACAATAACCCAAGAAACAGTGTCCCTAGAAACAACAGCCTCACTACTCTTCCTCTTTTTTATTGGGGGGCCTCATAGGTTCAGCTAAGCCTAGAGCCGCTCCTGAAAAAGTCCGGCGGCCCTTCTCATCTCTCTTCGGCTCTTCTTTTCCTTCTTCCTCGGTAGCCCGAGCTTGCGGTTCCTCAGGAGCCTTACCAGTAGCTACTGTGCCAGGCGCTGGTGTTGGGCCTCCTACTAATTGGCGCGGGGGAGTTTTTTCCTCTTCCTTATTGCCAGTGATCTTCTTAGTCAAGTGTTTGATTGAATGGGCCAAGGACTGACGTAAGGATTTCGTATTCGTAGTATTGGTGGCACCAGCAGTACCTAAGTCTCCACCAGACCCTTGAATCCGCGCTCCAGGCTGAGACGGTGGAGGAGTAGCAGGTGCAGCCGGTGGTCCACCGGCTTTATGAGTCTCTTCAGGACGAGTGATTCTCTTGCTCTTGTGCCATTTCAAACCAGTCACTCCTATTGGCTTAGCTTCCACGGGTAACTGTTCACCTTCTCGTGTACCGATATGTTCGGCCTTAGGGTTGCCACCTGATTGACGAGCCGCAACTCTAGGCTCAGCTCCACCAGGAGCAGGAGGAGGCAGAGCTCCACCGGGAGGTGGGCCAGCGCCAGGAGTGCCTGGAGCGCCAGTACCCGCCCCTTGTCCGAGAGGAGGCAATCCAGGTGCAGCCCCAGGCGCCTCTCCTCCCCCACCCATACCATAAGGCTGGTCTCCGATTCCAGTCTCACTAGCATAGGTGTCCGGTGTCGCCGCAATCGACTCCTCCGAAATGTTACTAAACAGCCCATTCATACCAGACTGTTGAGCGAGCTCCTTACGTGCTTCTTTCTTAGTGATCAGATCAGCGTTGTACGCCATGAGAACTGACTCAACGAGAGCTTTACCGAGGTCCGATCGCTCTTTATCACTAATTGCACGAACGGGGGCCCAGTGGTAAGCAAGATCATCCGGTACGTCTCCGAAGACGGAAGTGCAGATGATTGGAAGTAACTTATCAATGATAGGGTTAGCTTCACTGACTCTCTTCTCCTCAATCATGTTGTCGTACAGTTGCATGGAGGCTCCACCATTATTACCGAGTTCGCCGCCATCTCCCATACCTTTATCGCGTCCAAAGATGACTTCATAAGGGATACCGCAAGCCGCGGCCAGATCCTTCATGAATTCATGATAAACGTCACTGATGCCTCCAAAAGAATAAGTCGAGTTATCGAGCTTGCCATCCTTACCAAGAATCAGTAGCCCCTGGTTATTTAGCTGCTCCGAGATCTGCTCCATACGTTCAACAAAGCCGTTGAACCCTTTATTCGTGCTCGTGGCACCAGACATCATAGAAGCCAGCATGGGCTCCGTGATGGACATGACCTGAGCTCGAGTAAGTAAGGAGACAATATTCCAAGAGCTATAATCGCGTTTCTTGAGTTCCTCAAAGATAATTTCGACTTCAGACATTCCCCAGTAGAGTTCGAGCTGAACTTCCCACTGAGGAAGTTCTCTACCCGTAAACCGGAGTACTCGCGAGTGGTGTACCTGAACGTGACCGGCATCCATGATACAATTGTAGTACTCTGGAAGGCCGAAGGCGTCCGGATCGTTGATATCAGCATTGATCTCCGGTCCAGGGATGATCCCGGACCACCGGTCTAACGGGATCAGTCCCTTGTAACTATCTACATCTACATCCTTTAACTTCAGCGGCTTAGCTAGGTCACCGTGACCGTCTATTACAACGATCGCACCCGCTCCCCCGAATAACCGACCCCACTTGCAGGCTGTTCTTAGACGATGAATAGTCTTGGTTTTCAGAATCGCGTGATTGAAAGCTTGAACCTGTTCAGGCTCTAGCATAGAATCAAGGACCGGGAAGCTTTTATACATGTCATTTGCTACTTGATCAATGACTTTGCGAACTACCCAGCTTCCCCGGTACAGGCTTAGAATCAGTGGATAAGATTCAGTAAGCCGAACTAGTGGGTAGTTCTCTGTATTTATAAGGTTAGGAGCACCGACGCCAAGTCGAGCTGGAATGTTCTGGTAAGAATCAATCGCGACCGGTTTACGAATGTAGTTCTCATCATCATCCGCCGGTAGCGGCAGAACATTATCTTCAGGCACGTTTCCTCCGAATCTAAAGGCCGGCAGCGAGGTGGCCACCGGCCCTCAGTATTTATCCCAAAAAGGTTCTATTCTCGATTGACTTGTACTCCTGTAGGATTCAGCGCATAGGCTTACCTCCTTAAGCCGCATGTTGCAGCTCAAACTCCTCAGCGACCGGCATAACATCCAGGGTACGCCAATCAGGAAACATATACATGAGAGCGTAACGATCCGCATCCATCGTGTGATCATCCCGCTTCAGCGGGCGCTCTTCACCCTTCTCAGCAGCGTCGACGTCCCATGAATAAAGGCCTTTTTCACGTTGCCACTCGGAACAATCTCGATGGACTCTACGATGGCCGGTGCTCTCGACCTCGCTAACTCGATGGATTCCATTGAGAACGTCGTTATCCCCGTCCACAACAACCAACCCGCGGTGGAGGAGCTCGACTTTGAAAGATGTGGCGGTAGGGTCGCACACGATAATCGGATTGTTTCGGCCACGACAGCGGCTGGTGCGAATGAACTCTTCCAGATCGTCAGCATACTCGCCATCCGTTTTCTGCTTCATCTGTTTAACCGAGTCCCAATAGTACTCCCGGTCTAACCAAGCTGTTTCTCCGTCGTCGTAGTACTCCAGGAACACGCACGGGTTATGGGTCCCGTAATCGACCCCGATGACATGCTGGGTGAAGCCCCCGCTCCCATGCAACCCTACAGGGGTAGATTCAAGATCGAACAGGAACTTGTCGTGCCAAGAATCTCGATAGATTGCCCCCTCAGCCACCACCCATAGTCCAAGGATGTACCGTTGGTAATAGACACCTTTCTGAGAAGCGATGATCTGTCTCTTAGTGGCACGGTCAATGTTCGGGTTGTCATCCAGAGTAAAGTGGATAACTTCAAGATCAGGTTCAAATGCTGAGTTGTGAATGACATCTGTAAACAGGTAGTGCTGGGGAGTTCCAGGATTAGTCGACGCATAGAGGCGCGCTCCCGGGGGCGACATGCGCAGAAATAATTGCTTGGTGAACGAGGCCGGAAACTCCGTCCATTCGTCACATATCGCGATACCAACGGTTAGTCCAAGAATCTGCTTGTAAGAGGCCTCGTCTTTCGCTCCGATAACAAACCACTGGGTGCCAAAGAGCTCCAACTCGCCAGTAGCCCGGTTGTAGGCGTAGTTCTTCTTCCCAACCACTGTGAACAAATCGATCAAAATGTTCTTGTACACGTTCTGCTTTGTTGTACCGCAGATGATACGTTTCCCGTTGACTTTGTAGAAGCATAGGTGAAAGATCATCTTGGCATCGATAGCGAAAGTTTTTCCGGACCGCACGGACCCTTCTAATAAGGTGTACTTCCGGTCCCTTGAAGGGTGCCGCTTGGCGAACGTTAGGGCCTTTTGGCCGAACTGGGCGAATACTGGCATTAGTAACTACCTTTTTAAAAGTTTCCGGCATGCGGCTCCCCCCGGTCGATATATGAGCAGCACCCGCCAGGGTCGACAAACACCCAACCTTTTCCCGCCTCGGGTTGGCGCGAGTGTCGCAGCATCACCGGGTGGTTACACGTGGATCGGGCCCCAAAGTACCGGCAGTTATCACACCGGAACGGCCCCTTACCCTCGGCATCCTCGTACCCCGTCTTATGTTCCCCCGTCATCCGGTAGCTGCTAAGTATGCCGTCTATCGCCGAGCGGTTCAATAGGTGGCCATGAAACAAAACGTCAGAAGGCATGTTCACCCCCCGAAAAACTAGGACTTAACCCCGTAGGGGCGCTTAATAGAATATCGGTAGGGCCGGCCAGGCTGGCGGAAAACCGTGTACTTTTGCTTCCGGAACCGATAGTTAGAAGCAAACTCAAGGGCCTCGGTACGGTGGGCGCGACAAAAGTACCTATCGGCGTAGAGATAGATAGCGGGTTGACCGCATTCGGAACACGGAGGAGAGAGCATGGAGTTCACCTTTCCAGGGCCGGAACGGAGGCTGACGGTTGCTAAGAATCCCGTTTTCTACGGTTCGGAATATGTTACTATTACTATATTAAATCAATACGCCACCCGCCCCAACCGGCCCACCCGGCCGGCCACGTGGGAGGCCACCAAGGAGACTACGATGTCACAAGTAACCATCACCCTCGCCGACGGCACGCAAGTCACCGGCACGCTCGTGAAGTCAACCGCCAAAACGCCAGCCAAGCTCGCCACCTACCGCGTGCTCCCCGGCTGCCCAACCATTGCCAAGGGCAAGCAACGCCAGGAAGTCCTCAACGTCCTCCACACCGACGCCAAGCGCGCCTGGACACGGGAGGCGGTGGCCGAGCTCGTATCCAACAAGTACCCCACCAAGTTCCCCGTAGCCGACTCCGTAGGGTACCACCTGCACCTGCTCGGTAAGGAAGGACACGTGGAAGTAAAGTAACCCACGGACCCCCGGTCGAGAGGCCGGGGGTCCCTAACCTGTGACTCCCAGAGGGGGGACTCGTGGACAACTCACTGTTACCGTACCTCGTGGCTGCGATAGACTCGCTGCCCCTGCTGTTCCTCGCAGTCGCGGTCTACTCCGCCCTGCAGACCCTCAACCGCCGGCTCCCATAGGGAGCCGGTACCACGCTCCGCGTGAGGTTACTTTAGTTTGGAGAACCACAAAAAAAAGTAAAATAGTTGTGTACTTTTTTCTCCAGTTATTGTATAATTGTTCTATCAAATGGTTATTCCGGACAATCCGGTAATTTGAGTAGAGAGAATCCGGAATAGATGGAGATTCAGATGGTTACAGTACGTTTGGCAGATGGTTCAGAAGTTAAGGGTGAGTTGGTGAAGAGTGGTACGAAAACCCCGGCTAAGTTGGCCAAGTATGTGGTGAAGCCGGGTTGCCCGACAGTTGCAAAAGGAAAGCAGAGACAAGAGATACTCAACGTGATTCACTCGGACAAGAAGAGAGAGTGGACCAGAGAGGATGTAACAAAGTTGGTTACAGACAAGTACCCAATCAGTTCAGACAAGTTCACCGTATCAGATTCTGTAGGGTATCACCTGCACGTACTCGGTAAGGAAGGGTACGTGGAAGTGAAGTAGAGAGAGAGACCCCCGGTCGAGAGGCCGG